AAGGTGAGGAGATGTTCAAGGCGATCGCGTTCGTCGGCGACCGCGGCGAGCCTCGCGCCCACGTCGATGAGGTGACGATCATTGCCCGCGAGGATGACCGGATGCTGTTCGAGAACGAGCACGGCACGCGGCACTGGACGCACCCGTTCATCACCTGCGAGTCGATGCACCAGACGCGAGAAGCCGCCGAACTCTGGTGCGCCGACCGCCTGGAGGCCGAGGCGGCGCCGACGCTCGCCCTTGTCGCCAAGCTCCGCGAGCAGGCCGCCGCCCGCGTTGCCCGCGAGGAGGTCGTGAGCGTATGATTGACCTAGCCCGTGACACCTGGCGAGCCGTGCTCGTCGTGATCGTCGCCGTGCTGCTCCGCGAGGTCTTCGCAGAGCGGCCGGCGGCGGCACCGGCACCCCCGACCGTGCCAACGAATGTGCAGTTTCAAGCCATGCCGGCGTGGCCGCAGCCGCAGCCCCCTGCGTGGCAACCAGTGGAACCTGACCGACCGCTGCGGCGCGTGGCCGCGGCAAGCTCGACCTGATCAAGGCGAACTATTTCCCCTACTACTCAGAGACGCATCAGGCGATGGTGAAGACCTGGGGGGCGGCCGGCGGAACGGCGAAGGCGGCGAATCGGCGGAAGGCGCAGCAGGGCTAGCGCAGCCGATCCAAAGCGTGGCGACGCGAGTGGCAGGAGCGGTGGACGAGCCGCAGATTCTCAAGCTCGTCGCCACCACCGTCGGCCTTCTCTTTGATGTGATCTATATGGGCGTCTCTGTCGTCACCCTGCACCAGTTTGAAACACAACTGACAGACACCCCCGTCGCGGGCGATCACGGCGAGCCTGGTGCGCTGCCACGCGGCCGTGCCGTAGCCCCGCTGGGCTGAGTTGGGCCGCCGCCCGACGAGCCGCCGTCGTGGCCTAAACGTCGGGATTCGCCGAGGCATTTTTGGCCCACCCGGCCATGAGAACGCGATGGCTGTTCCGCGAGAACCACCATTCGATGACGAGCTTCACGATCACGTTGATAAACGCCGACAAGACGATCATTCCGAGAACGCTGCCGTAACGCTTCCTAGCCTTCAGGCGGATGCGGGCGCGGACGACGTCTTCGACCTGCTCGAGCGGGCAGTCGGTCGGCCAGTCGGCGACGATCTGCTCGACGATGGAGTCGCGCAGGCCACCGTGCATGGCAAGACGGAAGCCGCCGCGGCGGGCGACGTAGTCTTTCAACGGACGATAGTGCGCGTCGTGCATGTGCCGCTCGTGCAAGTGGGTGATACGCGGATCGTGGAGGCCGGAGGCGCCGGCGGTGCGACGAGCACGCTCTTCTTTTTCTTCCCGGTGCCGCCACAATCGGTGCAGGTCATTCGGACTTGGCTTACATCGCCCACGACCCCGCTGCCGTGGCACGATTCGCAAACGTCCGACAGGGGCTTCGGTGCGGCCTTATCGGCCTCGGCTGCAAGGATTGAGTAGTAGCCGGTGACGGCGATGAGCGGCTCGATGTCGCTCGTATCGGCCGGCGGCATGGTGCAGCCGCCGATCATCACGATGGCGGCGAAGACGACGGTTCTCATATGTTCCCCGTCGCCCCGTAGGTGGTGTGCTTCCGACGAGGCCAGCCGGCGACGCTTGATAGCGCGATGCACTGGCAGCGGTCGATCGTGCTCGCCAACGCCCAGAAGGCGCCGTGCGGAATGTCGATGTCGGTGCCGCGGACGCGGCGCGGGCCGGAGTTCCAGCTTTTTCCCCATGAATTCTGCCACCCCACCAGCGGCTGGCCGTATTTCTTCACAGTCTCTGGCCGGTCGTCATACGAGTGGAAGAGTTGCGCATGATGCCAGACCGTCGTGACGCGACTGAATCCGTCCTCGTTTCTCGTCCGCTCGAAGCCCAACGCCGAACAGTTAAACACGCCATATCCGGCGGCGAGGAAGTCACGCACCTGCTCGCGGCCACGAACGAACGTCGCGGTTCTGGCAACGTGCTTCTTACTCTCCTCGAGCCACTTGTCGCTCGGCTTGCGAGCACCGCCGAGCTGGAGCGTTTGGTTCGTGTAGTTCGTCAGGTCGATGCCGAGGTTCTGATATGGCTTCCGAATCAAGAAGCCCTGCTCCGACGCGACCTTCGCCGCCTCCGAACAGACCCAGCCATCCCCAGAATATCCACGCCAAGCCCACAGGCTTTCAGAAGCGACAACCCCCGCTCGGATGCCGGCCTCCGGCAACTCAGGCGGGCCTTCGGCGCGACCCGTCACCTCGTCAGGCTTGCCTTCGGCGATCTCCATGCCGAGCGACGTCAGCAAACAGTTCGAGGCTGCTCGAGCGACGCAGTCGCCGGTCAACTGTGCCGGGCCTGGGAAGCACTCAGGGAATACTTCCATCACCTTCGGAAACAGCAGCGTCAGCTTCCCCTCGCCTTTGCCGGCGAACTCCCATTCATGGGCGATATTGCCGCCGTCGGGGTCGCCGCCGTGACGGATTATGTAATCCGCGAACATCTCGTCGGCGCGTGGGTTAGCACGGCAGCCGACGAGGCCGGCGGAATACGCACTCAGCGGATCGAATTCATTCGCCATGAATGCTGAACGTCCACGAGAGCACGCCGCAGGCGACGACCAGATTTCGCCGCACCTTTTCGTCCACCTTCACGACGTCAGCGCCGTTGGCCTTGACGAACGCCATATCAATGGCCTCGCCGAGGCCGTCGTATTTGCCGACGTCGCTTTTGTTGATTGCCAGACGCAGGCTGCCGCCGTGGAACGCGGAGAACTTCTCGGTATCCGAGATGATCGGCTTGTCGCGGTCGCCGTCGCGGAGCAGGACGAACGCCATCGCGTCATAAAAGTGAGCCAGATACCGCCGGTCGCTGGGCGTCATCTTGGGCAGAATCTTGCCGACGTCGGCGGCGAGCTTCATCAGCTCTGGCTCTGGCTTCGGCACCTTGATGGCCGACACCGGCAGCGGCGGCCACTGGACGTTCAGCTCCGACCCCCGCCACGCGAACACGAGCAGCACCGCAGCCACGGCAATTCCTGCGAACTTGGTCACTTGTCGCTCCCCGCCAGCAGCGCCAGCGTCAACGTCTCAATGGCCTCGGTCGCGTCCTTCGACAACGCCGACGTTTCGACGAGCCGCAGCCGCACGTCAGCCAGGTTGAGCATCGCCTCTTGATACGTCGGACCGCGCCGCTTCGCCGGGGCGTGATCGTGATCGTCGGAGAACGCCCGCCCGATCACCGACTCGGCGACATACCAGAGGTCGCCGCGGAACACCCAGAGCAGGACGCCAGCGGCCACCAGAATAGACGCGACCTGTAGGCTCACAGCGCACCGTCGATTTTGGCGACGACCCAGTTAAAGAACGCCTGGCCCTCCGGCGACTTGAGAACGGCCTCAAGGTGCTCGAGAGCCTCGTCGTCCACCTGCGTGCCGCTCTTGCCTGCGGCCCACTGGAGGGTGTCGATGACAGCGACCGCCCGTGCGTGCGGCGTGTCGGCCGAGAGGATGGCCTGCATCCTGGCGAGGAGCGGCGACCACTCGGCGAGGAGCTTCAGCTTCTCGAGCAGCGGCAGTCCCGCGCCGAACTCTTCGGGCAGTTGGTCTTCTGACATTTCGAGCCTCCTTGCAAAAACCGCAGATATTCCGCAGAACACGTCCGTCCTTGGCTCGTGATCTTGCCCCAATGGCTGGGCGGTGCCTCCGGCACCAAATTCATCAGCGGGGGCGAGTCGTCGCCGATCCACTGGATCGAGATTTCATCTTCATTCGGCGGCATCGCCATGTACGCAGTGGTTCATGAAATCGTACCAATCGTCGAATGCGGCCCGCGCCGCCTGCTTCGCCTCCGTCCGACTGATCGCGCGTGGAGCCTTCCACAGCTCATCCTCGATGATGTCATCACCATTCTTGAGGATCAGCCGCATCTCCTTCGGCGCGATCACGAGCCGTACTTCCGCCAGCACTGTTGTTCACTCCAGTAGCACTATCTAGTGTACCACCCCAGGCGTTCTTGAGCCGGGCTTCCCGCTCGGCCTGCGTCCACCCCGCGCGGATGCCTGCGGCGGCCAGCCGAATCTCTTCCGGCGACGGCGGCGGCGGCACGTCGGGCCGGGGGCCGAGGCAGAGAAACATCGCCGCCCGCAGCACCGCCGGCACGTCGAATTCCTCGACTTCGGCGCTCGCGATCTCGTCCAGCGTCAAATTCTCATCCCAGAGCCTGCGCAAAGCCCGTTTTTGGTTGGCGGTGAGCTTCACGGTTCCTCTGGGAGAATCGCGACGTAGCGGCAGCCGGGATTGAGCCACAAGCCGTAGCCGGCCTGCCGCATGGCCTTATGTGCCACGACGTGTTCGCAGTCGCCGCCGCCGTACAGGCAGTGACGAAACGCCTCGGCTTTGTAGACGGCGAGGCCGCCGAAGGCCGAATACATCGGGATCGGGTCGCCGCCGACCGGCGGAAGGAGGGCGTGAAACCACGCCTGGCCCGTCTTTTCGCGCCGATCCTCCCACCACGAGAGCCGCGCGGCGTAGGCGTCATAGTGGGCGATCTCGGTTTGCCCTTCGTCATTCTGGCGGACGAACAGCGAGTAGCTCGCCATGCAGCCGACCTCGCAGGTCCGCTGCACCCGGCTCTGGTATTCCCGCATCCAGCCGATGCTGTTGAGCACGCCATTGACTGAAAAGCCGCCGTGCGGGTCCATATCCAAGACGATGACGTACTGGGCATCCGGGGCGTGATGCTCCACCCAGAGGCGGCAGCGGTTGCGGTACTCGGCCAGCGCCACCGTCCGCTGCTCCTCGAACCCGCGGTAGTCTGGCCGCAGGAGCGTGTCGTGCTCGATCGTCACCCACGGCCTGGTGGCCGCGAAGGCGTCGAGCACCTTGGCGGTGTCATCGTTGGAGTCGTTCTCGAAGCAGTAGAATTTCGCTTCCTGAAACTTCGCCGCCAGCTCGTCGATGAGGCCGAGCGTATTCATGCCGTATGGCAGCGCGTTTCTGGCGATGGCGACGATTGCCACCTTCGACCGCTCCGCCTCCTCGGCCCCGTAGCCGACGTAGCGGTCGTATTGATCCTGATACCCGTCCTCGACGGGCCAGAATTCTTCAGGCCGACTGACTGGCATGAATCGCCCCCTTCATTGCTGCTAAACGGTCGTCGAACATCGTCGCGTGAAAGAACCTCGCAGCCCGCGGGATGCCGCGAGGGTCGCGCTTGTGCGGGTTCCACTCGTAGGGCAACTCGGCCCAGAGCGGCCCCGGCGGCACCGCCACCGGAGTCGCGTCTGGGTCGCCGCCCAGGGCGTGGATCACGGCTGCCTGCTCCCACCAGCCGCCAGACCGCATGAACTCAGGCGCCTCCCAGAGGTTGTCGAGGAACTGCTTCGCCTGCCTCCGAACGAGCCAGACGCCGCAGTTCGGCACCGCACCGTCTTCTGTGTGATGCACGACCATGTGCATCGGCGCGTCCGTCGCCTCTTCGATGATGTCGGTGTCGTGGCGGATCACGGCCACGTCGGCATCGAGCCACAAGACCACGTCATAGGAGTCGAGCAGGCTGTGAATCAGGGCGACCTTGAACCAGCTTGCCGGCCGCCCCCAGACCTTCGGAAACCGGCCGACCGCCGGCATCTGCGGCACGACGAGGTCATACCCGTACCTCTCGCAGTAGCGGAGGTGCGTCGGCAACGCCAGCCGCAAGAGGGCCGCGGCGTCGTCTCCGAATCCGAAGGTGGCTAGGCACTTGCGCATGCGTCGATGGCCCTCATGTGGTCGTTGACGTCGCGGCAGAGGATCGCGAGGCCGCGGTGCGTCCGCTGCCCCGGCCGCGGCAGGCAGTCGATGGCGACGCGGTAGCCGACCTTCTGGAAGAGGTGCATGAACCAGCACGGGCCTTCGCAGCCGGGATCGCGGTTCGTCACGTCGTGGAGGATGATGGCCCGCGGGCCGACCTCGTAGCAGATGTCCGATTCGATGTCGGCGCAGGCCATGCTGTGATCGCCGTCCAAAATCACGACGCTCTCGGCCGTCAAATACTTCGCCAGCAGCTCGGCGCTCGTGCCTTCGCAGAGCGACACCCGCTTCGGCGGTGCCTCGGCCACCATCGCCTTCAGGCTGGGCTGATGCACGGGGTCGATCAGCACGACGTGAGCGTCGATCTCGTCGGCCGCGGCGAGCACCTCGGCCGTCGAGACGCCAAAGCAGCAGCCGACTTCGACGACTTCGCTGATGCCCTTGCACTGCCGCAGGAACTTCCCGATCGCCACTGCGTGCCGCCGATCCATCGACATCTGGTGCGTCTCAAAGAACGAGGCGTGGCGGCGGTAGTCGGTCATCTCACGCTCTCCAGAAACGCCCGTGCCTCGCTGGCACTGGTCACCCACGTCACGGCGGCCCCGGCGTCGGCCAGTTGCCGCATCCGGTGCCGCTGAACCTTGGTCGGCTCCTCGCCCGGCACCTTGCACTCCAAAAAAGCCACCTTCCCGCCGCGGATCGCCATCACGTCGGGCATCCCGGCGATGCCGAACGCATTGCCGTGGAGCTTCCCTGCCCACCATCCAGCCGCCTTTGCCGTCGCGATGACTTTCGCGACGATCGTGCTTTCTTTTGGCAAGTAGGGTCTACGGCAAGCCGCACTCCGCGAAGGCGACGTGACGCCCGTCGAAGGCGTAGTTCTTCATCTGCGGCCGACCGTTCTTGCCGACGAGCCGACGCTCGGCGACCTCGGGTGTCCACGATGCCTGAATCTTCGCAGCCCGATGGCGGATCAGCTCCTCGTCGGGGTCGCCGGGGGCGCGCTCACCGTCCTCGACCTTTACCTGGCCCCGATTGGGCAGCTTCAGCCTGCGGGCCAGGATGTAAAGCTGGCTGTTCGAGCAGCCGAGCCTCTGGCAGATGCGGTCGTTCGTCATCGGCGAATGCCAGAGACGAGTCACCTCGCGGGCGTCGAAATATCGCTCCTTGATCATCATCGGAAACCTCCTTGTTTACTTGCTCGGCCGCAGGCCGAAGAGAACCCAGCACAAACCCACCAGCGAGCACGCCTCGCCGAAGGACAATTCGCTCACAGTGAACGCCGACGCCACCGAGCCACGCCAGAAATACTGGGCGGCCGCGGCACTGACGAGAAACAGGACGACGGCGCCAGCGAGGCCCAGAACCGTCGCGGTCAGGACAGCGCCGATGGTGTCGGAGTCGTTCACAGATTCACCCCCATCCATTCGACGAGAATCTCGTACCGGCCAGGCGTCGGCACCGACATCAAACGCCACTCGCCGTCGGCCCCGAGATGGTCGAGGTCGGTGTAGTCGGCCATGCAGCTTACTTCGATGCTGCGCGGCTTCGCGTTTTCGACGATCTTCGCGACCTGCCGATCCAGATCGGACTTCTCGAAGTCCTTGCCGGCGTAGGCGTAGCGGACGCTCATCATCGGGATGTCGCTGACGTGCCAATACTGATCCATCGACACCACGCGGCACTGCTTGAGCAGGTCGATTGCCTCGTCTACGGCAGACGGGACAGGTGGCTTCTTCTTGCGGCGTTTAGGCGTCTTAATCGCCGCAGCCGGCGGCGGCAGCGTCAGCGCCGGCTTCGGAGAGGTGGCGACGGAGGCGGATGCGCCGACAGCCGAAAGGCCGGCTGCGGCTGCGAACAAGCTCTGGAGAAATCCTCGTCGTTGCATGGCGGTAGTTATCCGTTTCTGTAGGCTCAAGGTCAAGACTAATCGGCTAGAGATCGTCGCCCTGGAGGAGCCGCCGCTCGCAGACTCTGGTGAACACCTCAAGCGAGTCCTTCAGGTGGCTGGCGGCCACGACGATCTCAGATTTCTTCTGGAGCTGCATCTCGGCGATGAACTCATCGAGCGTCTCGCCGGTCGCGTTGCAGAAGTGCCTGAATGCGGCCACGCGGGCCGACACGACCGCGGGGTCTGGAGTCACTGCCTCTCCCATCTCACGCACTTTCTTTTCTTGAATAAGGTCGGATAGAACCCGGCCCGTCGGGCGACGAGCAGCATGTGCGGGTGGAAGACGGCGACCGAGTCGCCATAGCCGGCGAACAGTGCCGAATACAGCCCCGAGGCGGCGAAGGCGGCGATGCCGCGGCGGCGGTAATTCTTGTGAACGAACGCCTCCAGCGTGTCCCACCGATTGGCAAAGTCCTCGACCCACTTCTCCGTCCTGGCCCAGCCGATGATCTCGCCTTGATCCTCGACCAGGGCGATGTAGCCGTCGGCCTCCGTCGGCTCGGATGAGTCAAAGAGCCAGGAGTCCAGCTTCCGCTGGAAGTCGCTGCCTGGCTTCGTCAGATGGTCGCGGACGTATTCGGCGGCGCCGGAGTCAAGGAAGTCGGTGGCGAATTGGATGGTGCAGTTCATGTTAAAGCAGGCTCCTTGGCAGCGATTTTGGGTGTAAGCTTTCTTACAGGCGGAATGCTGACTGGAGGAAGTTTTTCCAAAATCCTCGCAACCTCCTCCTTTGGGCTTGGGAACTGCTCAAGCAGAGCTTTCACCTCGGCGACGGCGGCGTCTTGAAGGCTTTTGTCCCTAGAGTCCCACCCACGGCACGCACGCTCCCTGTCAACGCATCGCTTAACAAGCTCGGCGTACTCGTTATCAAAGGTGAAGAACTTGCACCCAATGAACGTGACCCCATAAACAGCAAGCATGGCTATGGCCTGCTCTGCGGTGCATGAAAACCACTCGCCGTGACTGCGGACCTTGCGCATTTGAAAATGCAGTTCGCTCTCAAGCGATGCCGCGGTGCTCGGCGGCAGTTTTCCGAGCGCAACGATCGGATCAATCCTTGACGGGCAGCCGCACTGAATCTGTCGGATTCGTGACTGGACATTATTTGATCGGCCGACCTTCACAAAGCCAGCCGCGTATAGCAAGTAGACAAACTGAGTCGCGACTGGATAGCTCATGCCGTAGCCTCCAGTTGTCGCTTCGCATCAATCGCTTGCTCAACCCGCCTCGCGGCGATGTAGACGTACTCTGGGTTGAGATCAATTCCGATCGCGCTTCGCCCCAGGCCGGCGGCAACGGCAGGGACGGTGCCGGAGCCGGCGAACGGGTCGAGCACCGTGTCGCCGTGGTTGCTCGAGACGCGGATGATCCGCTCGACAAGCTCCTCTGGCAGTTGCGTCGGCACGCCCTTCACTCGCTCGCGGAATGTGCCGCAGACGCGATTGACCTGCCACACGTCGCCCATGATCTTGCCGGCAGGGTTTGCCCGCTTGTCGCCGTACTTCTCCTGGCGAGACGACGGCACCGTCACGGCGTCGGCGTTGAACGTGAAATTCTTCGCGCCCTTCACAGCGTAGTAGATGGGTCTGGAGCACCGGCCGAATTTCTTGTGGCAGTAGACGCCGAACGTCTCGTGCCATGTGATGCGGTTTCGCATCGTCATGCCGGCGTTCTGCATCGCGATGTCGATGAAGGCGCCGTATTCCTGACCGCTGATGATCCACATGGAGCCTGTTGACTTGAGCGCCCGGTAGCACCCGCCGATCCACCGCTGGCACCAGAGGTCATAGTCGGGCCGGCGGTCGGCCTTCGCCCCAGAGCCGTAGTCGATGCCGATGTTGTACGGTGGATCGGTGACGACGAGATCGACGCTGTGCTTGTCAAGCGTTTGCAGACCTTCGATGCAGTCGCCGGTGATGATGCAGTGGCTCACTTCGCCCTCCCCCAGCCAATCGAATTCGCCGCGCTCTTCGTCTCCGGGTGATCGCCGAGGCCGACGCGGTCGAGCAGCGTCACGAGCATGGCAATGTGATACCTGTAGCCGGACGCCTGCCTCTTCGACGAATTGAGCTTCCGCCGAAGCCTCGCGTTGCCACGAACCTGCCCACGCAATTCGTCGAGATAGGTCTTCGTCCTCATCAAAACGCCCCGAGCGGGAGTCGAACCCGCGTTTCGGCTATTAATGCCGCGTTCTACCAATGCACGGTGGCTGCCGCCGTGTCCGAACTATCGGTGCAATCACTACTGAAAAACCCCTGCCTGCTTCATCATTTCAATCTGCTCAAGGCTGAATGGCTGAATGCCGCCGTCCGTCGGCATGTGCGGCTTGACGTACTTCCTGAATGCGTATTCGATGCCAACGTCCAGCTTGACGGCGATGATCGCCGCAGTGAAGTAGTAGTCCAGCAACGACTTTGATGACTTTTTCCTTGCAACCACTTCCAGACCTCCTATCTGAGCTTCAAAAGACGTGAGCCAAGCTCCTCCATCGGCCGCAGCGCCTCGCGCCGCATGAACCTTGAGTCGATGCCGTGGCCGAGGTCGCGGACTTCGGCAGCCGCAAGCTGCTTGCCCCAGACCCAGCCAACCAGCTCGCCCTGATTCCCGTCCGCATACGCCAGGACGTAGATGTCGGCGGCCACCGGCTTGTCGAGCCTGTGAATCAGATTCCTCCCAGGCTCAGTCGTCTTGACGTCCACCGTGTAGAGCAGAGGAATGACGAAGTCGATGCCGCCGTCGCCGTTCTTGCGGTCAAACGCGAAGTCGGGACAGACGCCGGAGAACTTGCCGAACTCGACCTCGCCGACCATGCCGAGATCGTCGCAATCGCTGCGGATCGCGGCGTGCTTCGGATGCCGGTCGGCGTGCGACTCGGTTCGCTTCGCGGCGAGGTATGAGAGGATGGTCATGGCTTGATAGCGATCCGCCCCGTGTAGTCGATCTCGTCGAATCGCAGGCTGCCGCCGAAATACTCGTCCACGGCCTTCTTGGCGCCACGCCAATGACCGTAGTCGTCGATGATCAAGACGCCGCCTGAGACGAGCCTCGGATAGAGATGCTCAAGCTCGTGCTTCGTGGATGCGTACCAGTCGGTGTCCAGCCGTAGCACGGCGATCGACTCCGGCGCCTCGGCCGGCACGGTGTCCTCCACCATGCCGGCGACGAGCCGGCAGTGCGGATACCCCGTCGATGCCATGTTCCGCTCGACCTCCTCGGCCGGGCAGGCCGACCAGACGTCGCCGGTCGCCTTGTCCTGGGACGCAAGCAGGCCGGCGGCGGCGCTGCCGGCGAGGTCGATGTCCTCGGCCCCCGGCGGCGGCATCCCGTCGAACGTGTCGAACAGGTGAATCATGCGGCTCTCGCCCGCCTCAGCCAGCACCATTGCCGCAGCCATCATGCTGCCGCCACGCCAGACGCCGCATTCGACGATGTCGCCGATGACGCCTAAGTCGCAGATTCGACGAGTCGCCGAGATCAAGGCCAGAAGCCGCTCGCGGCTCGTCTTCGTGTACGGCGAGCACGCGGCGATGATCTGGTTGTCGGTTTTTGCGGTGGTGGTCATTTGCCGGCCCTCGCCTCTTCTCGTTCATTGGCGAGAGCCTGCTCCTCGAGCCGTCGCGTCAGGTCGCGGATGACCGCAGCGATGCCGGCCCAGTTCCTGTTCGTCATGCTGTCGGCCTGGCTGAACCTCACCAAGAAGTCGAGGTAGAGCAGAGCGCTGGGGACGTCGGAGACTGGGTGCGGGTCGTGGATCATTCGTCACCCCGCGTCATGTACGGAATCAACGTGGCATACGTCACCGCCCCTGCCAAGACGAGGACGGTGGCGACGTTGAACCAGACGTGCAGAGCGGCTTCCATGCCTATCCTCCGAAAAGGCTCCAGAATGACTTTTGCTTCTGCTGACGCAGGAACTCGACCTCTTGTTCAAGATTCGCGATCCGCGAACGCAGGCTGTCGAGGGCGACGTGGAACTCGCTGAAGGCGACGTCTACGGCGATGTCCGAAGTGGCCGGCACCGGCGGAGGAAACGGAACCGACTTCTTCGCTGGCTTCTTCTTGCTCATGTGGTTGCCCTCACTCGTACCGAACGACGGCGACCCAGCCGCGACGCAGCGGACACCAGGCCGTGCCGATCTCACGCACGCGGCGCTGGCCCCAGTAGCAGGCCCGCCGGCAGGCGGCGTCGGGGCTGACCGTCGAGAAACCCAGCCCCTCGTAGCCGCCGCCACGGCGACCGCAGTGGACGAACGTGTTTGTCGCCGCGAGGTGGTTGGCGTGATCCTGCGCCGAGACGACGCCGGCGGTGCGGCGGCCATTCACGACCACGGTCGTGTCGGCAGCGGCGAAGGCGGCGAAAGAGGCGAGGAACAGGGAAAGGACGATGGAACGCATGATGCTTCTCCTAGGGGTTAGGACTGAACCTTCGAATCAATGGCTCGCTCGATCTCGCGGCATTCGGCGTCTACTTCCAGAAATCCGCGCTTGAACTCGACGATCGACTGGCCGACGCTGCGGGCCACCTTCGGCAGACGCCCGCCAAAGAGCATCACGGCGATGCTGCCGATCACACACATTTCGATGGTGCCTATTCCGAACATTCGACTGCTCCTTCAGGGGAATGAATCTTGGCCTCCGACAGCCGCATCACCAGCTCGTCGCGGGTCACCTTGACGTGCGAAGGTGCCTTGATCACCAACTTCACCGTCTTGCCGACGACGGAATCGACGATGATTTCGATGCGAGGCCGCTCAAGAATGAGCTTTTGGCCTGGGCGACGAGTCAGAACGAGTGCCATGCGGAGTCCTTTCCGTTGTGCTGGGCAGTAGGTTATGCGTCGGGCCGATTGAGGTCAAGCCATGTTCGGACGGATTCTCTGACGGCCTGCTCCTTGTGGTGCTCGGAAACCCACTTCAGGTACTCAATCGCCCCGGGTTGCGAAGCGGCCTCAGACACTGTCATGCCGGGGTATCTGCCTGCGGCGAACACAAACTCGCCAGATGGCTTCTTTTCCTCCTCTGCTGGACGCTCCTCTCTCGCCGCCACCCACTGGCCTGTTCCACAAAAGCAGCACTCAATTTTCCACGCCTTCTTCTTTTTCCCTGATTCGTCGATCTCGGCCCACCCGCGCTCAATGACATCGTGTGCCTCGCCGCCGCAGCTTTCGTCAGCGCAGGCGATGTCATCGAGCCGTCCAATGATCGGGGCGACGTCTCCCGCAGCGCCGGGCGGCCGCAGGCCGGCTTCTGCCTCGACGGCGACCGACGCAGGCGCCGGCCTCGCCCTCTTCTTTTTCTTTCGCGATTCGTCGGCTCCGAGGTCAAAAAGCGTGCTCATATCGGCAACCTCATCTTGTAGTCTGCCCCAGTTTCCGTAGCCACAATCAGCTTTCTCCTGGCTCTCGTGACGCCGACGTATTCGATCCGCCGCTCCTCGTCGTGCTGATCCGAGTCGATGCCTTGGGCCTCGTGAATCCGTCGGCTCACGGTCGTGGATAGCACGACGTTGTCGGACTCCATCCCCTTCGCGGCGTGGATCGTTCCCACCCTGATCGCCGGCTTCGTCGCAAGTTCTGGCCCGTATTTGATCGCGGCGTTTCGCCACCGCTCGCCGCCGTGAAACAGGTC